CCTTTTTAAACAATAAACTTGAGTCGGTTGTGGTTCTTGTGTCTTACATGCTCCCTTTAGTCTTCTTCTTCGTACTCATACTCTTCATCATCCTGTCTGTATAGAATGGGGTGAAACATTCTTCCTTCCTTCATCAGTATTATAGGCTTCTTTTTGCTTTTGCAAAAGCTTACTGATTCCAATCCTATTCTATCAGTTTCCTTCTCTCCTTTATCAATGAAAACATTGATCTTTTTATCAAGGTTATGACTCAGAGCTTTCAAAATGAGAGTGCTGCCCTCATAACACCCTTTCCTGATTGCGCTTATGTAATCCATATATTCTGTTCTGCCCTCACCTTCTGAAGGTATGAAGAAAGCTGAGAAGAGTAAGACCTTCTCTTCAAGCTTGTTGCACGTTTCTCTTCTCAATGCTTCGGGTGAAATAATTCCCAAAGTTGCAATGCTCACAGCCTTGAACAGGCTCCCATTCTCAGTTCCTGTCATCAACTGTAAGTCTTTCTCCAGTGTCATCTCCAAAGCATCATGAACATGATGCTTCTTCTTGATGAGATCATTAATTTGTTTAAGATCCTGCTTCATGTCATCTTCTTTGGGGAACATGACCTTAGCAGGTAGATCTGGAAACGTCACTGATGATTCTGCTTTCTCTTCTTCTATTTCAGTTGAATAATCCTTTGCCATCAGAGAAGCTCTCATGTGTGGTGTCATCACCGCTCTGGGCAATGCCTTCCCTGTTGCCCATTCAATTGCCTCTCTGAATTGACTGTACTCAGGTGGCAAATATCCCTTTGCAATTGCTGGTCTTAAATCATCTAGTTTAGCTAGCAACACTGTCAGCATAATTGAACTTGATGCAATGGATCTACGTGAATCAGGCTGATCTATCAAGACATCCATTGCTTTGAATTCTGCTGCCAAATCTTCCAGATCTGAGGGTCCAAAGTCCAGTTTCAGCATCCAATCCTGCATGTCATCGAATGTTCTGGCCACATCTGTGATCAACTCAAATCTCCTAGGAGTGATCTCAGCTGCATATTGAACAACAGGTTCTTCATCATAATAAAACTTCCCCGAGCACAACTCCTTGATAAAGCTCTCAATCTTGGTTTTGGTGGCCCAGTAGATCTTCTCAAAACAACCTTCTAGTTTTGGATCTTTCCATGCTTGATATATGTCATCCAACTCAGGCAATGTCATGCTACCACTTTCCAGCCAAATTCTCAAATATCCTCTAACCTCTCCAGTGCTCAGAGGAACAGGATACTCAACTCTGCCATCAACAGTCTGCTCATACCGGGAATAATCCAATTTTGTTTTCCTGTGCGGTTGGAAATCCCACCTGTTGAAACTCATCTTCATCCAAGTACAATTCTTCAGAGGCCTGAATTTTTTGTCTTTAAAACCTTTTTCTTCCATAACTCTAACATAAATGCAGTCCTCTGTCAACTCAATCTCAATTCCTTTGAATTCTGGAAAAGGTATTGGGGACATGCTGACGATCACAGGGGTGCCAACACCACAGGAATGGATGTAACCGTTCCATGGTTTACCACAGAACACCGATCTTGGATCTTTGTTATCAACTACAACATTGGAGACCCTCAGCTCCAAGCTTCTCAATGTTGTTCTAATCACTTCTTGAATGTTTCTCCTATCACCAACTTGGATGGACACACATACATCATCCTTGACTGTTGCAATGACTCCAGTTCCAAGCACTCTACCTGCCCACTCACCTTCTCCTAGCCATTTCCCATCTTCTTTGTACTGCATAACAGTCCATTTGCCTATTATTACACCTTTGGATTGAGCAAGACAATTCATGATGTCATCAGTAAGATCACACTTGATCCTGTTAAATTCTGTGCGACTTTTCTTCAAAATCAACTGCAAGACAGCAATCGGTCTAATGCTATCACCAGCTTTTGGAGTCAAATATTCAGAGACATCACATTCCTTGTGTCTGGCCACATTTTGAATCAAATCAGCTTTTATCAAATTCATGCATGGTGATGTCAACACCCTGAGTAAAGAATTTCTCAAATTTTTCTCTCTGTCTTCCAAGACTTGTGATGAGATCATCTTTTGAGTTTGAATCCAATACAAGGGTGAAAAATTCCTTGATATGATCATTTCAATGTTCTGAGAGTAATCACTCTTAGCTGCAACAAATCCTGATAAATTTATTTTCCTGTGATCCTCATCTAGCTTTGCCAGCAGATCTTTAAGCTGAGCCACATTTCTTATGTACTCAAGATCCAAGGTGTCTTTTATTGAATCCTTGAGCCATGGCACTCTGTCCTTCAAACATGACCATGCATGCTCCAAAGCATCAAATGAGAAATCAAGATAACCCACTTCAAACCACTTGAACCTAGCTAATGATAGAGCAGGAGCGATCAGATCGGCCCTCTTTTGTGTCATCCAAATTGAGACAGACATCTTTTGGTGATCCTTTCTCTCCAAGAGGGGATCTATTGGATGACCTCCTTCAATGTATATCATTCGAGCTTTAGATGCAGCTCTGTCATAGTCTCTTTTGTAAGGGAAGATTAGATTGAGCTGCTCATCAGTTAACAGTCTGCTTTTTGGTATCAGTAGATCTTCTTCCAGGAGAGTGAGTAAAGATTTCTTTTCCCCCTTGCTCAGAAAACATTTGGATGTCAGTACATAAGGTGAGATGGTTGCCAACCTCGCAGCTGAATTGCTTTTGGAGAAAGATTTGTACATAGAGACTGAACTAATTTTTGCTAGAAATTTGAGTCTCGCCATACTTACATTGTGAATCTGGAGAAAGATAGCTTCGGGGTGCTCATTTAACTGCTCATCCAAATCGGATGGCACTCCTAGCCTCTCCATTAAGCTCTCAGCTTTCTTTACATTTCCAAATTTAATTGTTGCAGCCGTTGTTGCAAACCCAGGGGTGATAGGATTCTTCTCCAATGCCTCAGGATTTTCCAAGATTCCTCTCATGAGACTTTGGAAAAGTGGATTTTTCAAACAGTTGATGTAAATGTTGTTCTTGGTTCCCATCATTCCACATAATTTGACATTGTCCATCAAAAAGAACCCTTTCCCTGGGTCCATGATCCTGAGGATTAGTTCCTGGAATCTGGAGAAAGCCTTCATTGTTCTTGATCCCAATATTCTGTAGAAGATCAATGCTTGTGAGATTTGGACAACATGACAACATGATATTGTTGCACCACCCTCTAAGACCTGCGTTAGAAGATTTGACATTTCATTTTGCCAGGAAACAATTGTCTCTTCATCTGACATGATGTTTGCAACTGCTGCCCACCTAAATACTGGGCGAAATTGATTGTTCAAGAACACAAATTCTGAGTTGAATTCAATCATGTCAATTGTCCCAGTAGTACTTTTCTTGGAATTTGTGATTCCCAGCAGTCTGGCTATCTTGTGCTTAGCTCTAAACAAAATCTGAGCTGTCATAATTTGATGTGCTGCACCATTTTTCAAATTGTAAGGCAATGTCAACAGAGCACCAGAGTCATCAGACGACTGCATCACAGAACACATTATTTGTTCAGGCAGCTCCTCCACGATGCTCTTCCAAAACTCTTGAATAATGGTGTGGAAAAAGGATGACACAAAATGAGGTATGCCTTGCATCATTCCTGAAGAGATTTCAATGAAAGCTTCCTTAGATCTTGCAGGGCCTGGCCACCAAACGGGATCAATTTCTCCCTTATAAGCCTTGGTCATTGTGCTCATAAATGATTCTGGATGGAACTCTTTGTGATGGTTATTTAAAACTGATTCCATGAGGCCTCTTGGAATCAAAATTTTCCTGTGCATCCATGTGTTGAAGAAGTTTGCAATGAAGTTGTGGAAATAACTAGGCAGCATGAAACACATGGAGGTTACAAATTTGGTCACCAAGTGACCCTGGCTCCATTTTGAAGCATCATCAGAAGTCCCTACTGTGATGAGATGAGAATCTTCATCTGTTCTTTTAAGCTCTTTAATTTTCTTCTTACAAGCCACCGCATGTTCATTAATTGTGGGCATCTTCTTGTTGGGATGAGACATCATTTCTGAAGTGAACATGTCACAAATGCACCGGGCAATGGTTTCAACAACTGCTTGAGCGGATCTAATGTGACCAGCCAAGACATAAATTTCTCTCAGTCCTCCTCTCTGCAGTTTCTTGAAAATGTCCAGTTTCTGCGGGCCCTTCATCATTTCACTTATTTCTTTCAGGCTCTCCCACACAAAAGTGTATTTCTTCATGAAATCCTGCAAAGCCTCCATGACTCTTGGCCTACTGAATTTTTCCTTCAATTTCACTTTGTTTCCTTTCATTGTAGTGTATTTCATCTCACTAGATGATTTGGTGAACCCTGTAGAGGCTTTTGTCGTCGCCAGAGTTACAAAATCCAAGTCATCAATGGCCTTGAGAATGGAATATTCTAGGTCTTCTCTCCAACCTGAATTAGCTGAACTCAGCATTTCTTCCACATGCTCTAGTATGTACATGAGAACAGCAGGTGAGTAATCATGAATGCTCTCTTTGTGACCCTCCTCATCCTCGGGCTCCACCAGTCCATAAGGAAATTCAGGGTCGAAATCTTGCTCATATTCTATGATTTTCTCGACTAATTGGGCCTCTTGATTAGCTTGGCCTAACTCAGATTTGTTTTTAGCATAACCTACATAAAAGGAGTTGACAAGTTGATAGGGGGAAGTGAGAGGCAGCTGAAAGTAAGGATCCACAAGGTTGCACCAATCTCCTAGCCTTGCCTGATACAAATGACCTGAGCAGAATCTCCTCATCAAATTCAGTTGTTTTTTTACAACCCAGATCTCCAGCCTTGACCTGAAGATTTTAGGAAACTTGGGCAACATTTTAACAACCTTGGGGATTATTGGCAACTGCACAAATGATTCCATGCAGGTGTAACGAACCAGAGTCATCATTTCTTCAACTCTGGTTTTGTCATTCATGTGGACAAGAATTGAGAGCAAGGTGTACTTTATTGCCATAGTTTTCCTGTTTCCTTGATCCATTTCTCTATAGATTCCAACTTGGAAGATATCCAACCATGTGGCATAATAGGCAATTAGGTCTGATTCAGTCAACAGCGCAGTAGACAGCTTGGATTTGTTGAAAGATCTCCAAGGCAAGTAGCTCCATTCTCCCCTTGTCAAAGGTTTCTTGAAGACACTTGTATGGATTGGATCAGTGAAAGACTCAGTTTTCCACAACAATGTGAAGAATATGTGTTTTAATGAAGAAGTGGGCCTTACCACCATCCACAGGTCGTAGTTCCTGATCTTCTTGACTATGACTTCGTCTTTGTTTGATTTACTCTTGCAATGCTGCTGCAAACTGGAACATAGTTCTTGCGAGATGTCTGAAACTAGTGTGCTGTATTGTCCTAGCTTGCTACCAAGAACCCCTTTGACAAAATCAATGCCAAAATCATCATATTTCAAGTCATGTGTGAGGAGTGAGGCTTCTATGATTTCGATCTCGTCTCTGCTCATGGCCTTGTCCATAGGTTCTAGCAATCCTAAATCATTCAAAAAACAATCCACATCAGAAGTATCACAGTTGAAGCTGAGACCTCTCTTTGAATCCTTCCTGTAATCTGACACTGATTGCTTATCTAAGTAGGACTTGCCGAATGGGCCTGTTTTTGCGAAAATTTCTTTGTCCTCATCATCAATTTTCACAAATGCTCTGTGATATGCTCTTTTATCAGGCCTCCCCTTTTCATCGAGGGTATCATCTTCTTCATCTGCTGCTCTAGCAACTCTCCCCCCTTTTATTTCTGCTGAAACTGCCGAAAACAATCTGGAGTAGCAAGATGTCTCATCTTCCTTGAAATCTTCTGGTATATCTGGGAATTCGCTTAAGTCAGTTGTGATTTTGTGGACTCCCACTGGTGTCATGAAAGGTATGTGGAAAACACTCTTGTTGAAATTCCTGGCATCCTTATCGCCAGAAACCTTTGCCACATAAGCATCAATCTCAGCCATCTGCTTTTTCAATGATTCATTCAGAATTTCGCCAGTGAATCTGATTCCTTCTCCTGATGCAATGCAACTGAAGCCTGGATCACTATCTGATTTCACCTCCTCTTTAGCCTCTTCAAAACACCTAGCTATTTTGTCCTTGGCCAACCTGGTCCTGCTCTCCCTTTTCTCCTCATCTTCATTCTCTCTGTCAGGGATCAAGGACTTGTTCATGGGAGCAGTCATGTGATTCAAATCAATATCATTGAAAATTTGTTTGATTGAGTTATGTGTGTCATGTTCAGTTCTTGCTTCAACCCATCCTTTATTGCTTGCATCTTGTGAGCAGTGTTTAGCAATGAGGTCAGCTTTGGAGATCTTTTCAACTAGTTCTTTTGTTAGAGGGAAATTTGTTCTAACAAAATGTTGAGTTATTTGAATGACCAACAGCACCATCTTTTGGCCTGAAATGTCTTCTCTTTTTTGGATTGCAGAAATGTATTTTGCTTCCTTCCTGTTTAGTGCGGAAACATCATCAGAAAATGTCACTTCAAGAAAATGCAATGTGTCGCCTATCATGAAAGTGAAATCAGGAGTGAGCTCATCAGAATAATCTCCAAGAGCCTGCATCTTGCTTAGAGGGATTTCACTTTCTTCATCTGGAAACCCTAGCAACTTGCAAAAAACTGTGTGACGAATGTGACTCCAGCTTTTAGAAGAAAATTTGAGAAACCTTGTCCCCCCAATGATGAGCTCATATACTCCAGGAGAGTCACGATCAAAAACAACCTCATCCTTGAGATCAATCCTATCACCAGGGATGAGGTTCTCAGTGAACCTAGCACCAAATGCCTCCACAACTTGGACTCCATTCTTCAACAATGCAGAAACGGGTTGCATTGTGGATGTCTGATAATGTCAAAATGTCACTTATTGGAAATACACGTACACAAATGTAGGCGAAATTACAGTAACAAGAAAACAATTAGACTTAACACTTAAATTATGGACAAATCCAAGACAGAAACTAACACACAATAATACAACAATTGGAACACTAAATGGATACCACAATTGTAGTTAAGACAATGGGGCAATTAATTAAAAACTCAAATTTCACAAAGAAACACACACATACACACTACACTCCACAAATGCCGCCAAAACACGAAGGGCAACAGCACCAGCGCGACCCAGACTGATGCAAAAGAAGCCAAATGAAACTTAAGATCACAGCAAAGAGGTGTTATTTGAATAGTTCAAATAGGTGGGTC